GACGTCATTCTTTTCTACTTCATATCCACCGATATATGCTTTACCTGCTTTAATATAAAGGCCGAAATGATCGTCAACTTTAGCAGGATCTTCTCCTATATACTCTCCTATAGTGGCGCCATAGTCTCCCTTGTTTACCAAAAAATCGCCTGCAAGATCATATATCTTCTCAGCAAGCATGTCTTCAATATCCTTGTATGGATTGTTCTCGACCAGATCAATTCGCACACCTTCAGAAAGTCGAGTAAGTTCATAAAAATCTATAAAATCATTATTTTCTGCTAAACCATATGACGATTCTGTTTCTCCAGAAGCTGAGGTATCTATCTTTTTGATAGCGAGTTCTGCGCTTATTTTGAATCTATCTGCTCCGGGAGCATTTTCGTTTGTTGATCCAGCAGCATTATCAAAAAGGCTAGAATCTTCGGCAGAGGTTATGATAGTCTCATAAACTTGTATGCCGATTTTTGCTGTTTCTGTTGTCGAAGAAGTTGAGATAACTTGAGTTGATTCGGGAAAATATACCAAACAGCCTTTAGAGTAGATAACACCTTCGTTTATTTTTACGAATGAGCAAGAAGCAACGCTTGAGATAAATATCTGAGAATCTCCAGCTTCTTTTGTTCTCTGAAAAATATCATTTAGTTCATATCCGTCTAGAGATTTGTTGTCTGTGAAACTAAAATTGTCGCCTATCTCATAAATATTTTGCCCTACTTCGCTTGAGTATTCCTGATCAGACTCATAAACTCCAACAAGAGATAAATTTTCAGAAGAAGTAGATGGCGAGATTATATCAACAATAGTGAATTTTATGCTAGTTTCTTCACCATTGTGTTGTCCGACATAAACAAGGCTATTACCAATTAGGATTTCTCTCCAGTCTAACGATTGATCAGCCATAATCGTTTGGATTTCAGTATAAAATTTAGAGTTGGTATCTATTTCAAATTTTCTAGCAAGAGAAGTTTCGCCAGATTCAATATATATCTGTCCACCACGAATAACAGTGCCTTCGACCATAGAGTTGTCAGCTAATTGTGATATTTGATCACCAAGAATTGTTTGTAGTTGGGTTAGTTCTCTTGCTTGAACAGCAGTTCCCGGTTTGAAAAGAATTCGCAAAAATCCTTTCGACTTCACCCAATCATCATAGTAAGGATCTGTGTTGAAGTTAGTTTCTATTTTTGCGAATGAATTTAGATCTGCCATTTGTTTTTATTTATACCTTATATTCCAACGATTAGGCGAACAGTTTCAGTTTGGTCTATTGATCTTGAAACAGGTTTCCTGTTTTCAATAAAGAACATCTCGCCAGTTCTTGCCTTCAGAAATGCAGGAGAGTAATTAGTAGCGTTACCGATTTGTAGTCCTGTGTCTGCGTTACCGTAGTTTATATAATATACAGTATGTCCGTTTGATGAAGCGTTCTCAAATCCAGCTTCGTTGTGGACGTTTGTTAGATATAATCTATTATTAGAAACATCTTTTCTTACTACAGTTCCCCAAGAAATTATCTTTCCGGTTGATGTGTTGCCTTCTCTTACATAAATTTTAGCATCAACCCCAAGAGCCTCTGGGATGACTGATCCAACATCAATATACATACTTTGTCTAGCTACAGAGTGGACAGTGTTTTCGTCATAACTTCCGAATACGTTATTTTCTGGATTTTTCCACAAACCGATTTGTCTAAAATCGTTTGAGATATCGATTGTAGAACTTTCGTCATATAGGAAATCTTGGCGAATTATAATGGAATTAGCGCTCATCTCATCAATAGCATCATATCCATGCCCAATATATGGACTAAGAATTAGTTCTGCGCCACAAGCTGTTCCTTCAAGAAAGGGTGGGGCTACTGAAATGATGCTGTCGCCATTTATGTCATACTTGTTAAAGAATCCAGAACCTTCATCTAAAACCTTGAAGTTAGAAACTCGGCCGAAGCCAGCTGTAGTTTGTTTTGAAGGATCGCCATCTACTCCAATTTCCATATCATAAGTCGTAGGGGCAGCAAAGAAAGTCTTACCGGTTTCGCTTACATTGTTGATAGTTACTTCTGGTCCAATATAAACTTGAGTTCCCTCTCCAATTTCATAGTTTGTTGCTTCTTTCAACACAAATACAATATTTCTTTTTGTGTCTAAACCATCATTTTTATCTATCTTGATAGTTTTTATTGGAAATTTCTTGATCTCGTTAGTTCCGTCTCCGTTGTCGTGGATTACATGAAGATATAATTTGTAGTTTACTGTTGAATCTAATTCTGTGTATGTTAGATGGTGAACATACTGGGTTGTAGAAGACGAATCGTCTTTATAATTATAACCAGTTCCAGTTCCTAACCCTTGCAAAAATCCTTGCAAATTGTCGATATAAGAAGAACCTAGATTGACAGATTGGTTTTGCATGTTGTGGGTAAATTCTGTTTGTGTCGTGGATATAGTAGTGTCGCCAGATAAAGTATCTATTTGGTAATCAAACATCAAATATTTGTCTGACCTTTCTGTGACAATTAGGTTATCAACTCTTCCCGAAACATACTCATTGTTCTGTAATAATAATTTTCTTACCGTGGTTTGATTAGAAAGATCAGAAGCTTCATCTTGATAATCTACTTTCGGTAGAGGAATATATCTTGTTGAGGCAAATTTATCATAAATGTCAGTTGGGATCGTATACATATACTTCCAAATATATCCATCAGAAGTTCTGGTTGTATAAGAAGATAAGTCTACTGTAGGTTCTTGTGTTGATGGAAGCATATTCCCAGAATTATCTTTAGGAGTGTGTATGCATTTGAAGATTGCTTTCGCTGCAGTGACGATATAGTAGTCGCCGAGGAAAGAAACGTCGTCTCTATATTCAGAATAAACATTACCAGACACCCAATCTTTTCTTCTTATAGCATAAGAAACGTCTGACGAGTTTACTTTTTTAGCAGCAGTCATTCTCTTCCATGCTTCTAATTGGTCTGTGTATGAATTATACATTGTGTCGGGAGCAGACTCATTTTCCCAAGGTTCTACTCTACCTATAAACAAATAGTATTTGTTTGCTACATCAGAAGCGTCTGAATAAAACAAATCAGAAATTAGGTTTTTGTATTGGTTCGTTGTTATGGCTGACATTATTTTCCTCTTTATTATTTATACTAATTTTCTACTATTACTTCTGATTGAACAGTAAAGGTTTCTAAGAATTGATCCATTCTTTTTTCTACATTGTATGGATATAAATTTGTTGTTGCGAAAGAAATTGTTGGCTCTATCTTTACATTATCAGAATTCACATACGTGTGGTCTGCTATGAATTGAGAAATTACTTTTTCTGTCGTAAAGGGTTCTCTGATGATTATAGGTTTTTTAGTATAAGAAGCAGGTGTTGTTGAATTATCATACTGCAAGGCAGTTCCTAATAATGGAGTCTCATAATCAGAAGAGACTTTAGAATCAACATCAATCCTCATATCAAAATTGAAGTGTTGTGCAACCAGATTCATAGGCATGTCTAAATAATCATCAACAACTTCGTCATAATATGACATGAGAGTATTTGATAGAATCTTTTCTATCATTATCGCACTGCTGCGGATTGTTTCAACATATTCTTCGTATTCAACGCCTTCAATTGGAGGTGTTGCGCCGGGACCAATATCAGATAGTATCTGCACTTGGCCAGAAAATTCTGAATCTATTTCGATCTTTCCAAATAATTTGGTTCCTGCTGAATGCACCAATTGTTTTATTGTTGCTTTGTATTCTGTTACAGGGACGTTACTAATAATTTCGTATGATAGGTTCTGATAGAAATAACTATCTTGTATCTTTTGACTTGAAGAAGGGAAACTTTTTGAGTTATTGAAGTATGGTTGTGTTGGTGCAGTCGCACTTCTATTCAGCGCAAATTTAAAAGGACTGATAAATTCAACTAAATTAGGATCGTTTATTGTTTCGGTTTGGTATGTATTATCATACTCACTATAATAGCTAAAAACTTTAGTAGAATATAAGTCTACAGGATCGTTTCCTTTTACAATTGAATCAATAAAAGAAATTTTATATTTTCTTATCGCACCGACGTCATTAGAAACTGGTATACAAACGGCTGTGTCTATTGTTTTTATTTGGCCGTCTGTCTTTACTAAAATTAAACTATACGCAACATCAGTATATGTATCTCCAAAAGAACTAACAACAGTTAAGTTTTCGTCGTCGACAATGTTATCAATAACTCGTTCTTCGCCGTTTACTATAATAATATCGTCTGGGTTGTATTTCTCAAATTCTGTGCCGTCCCCAACAACAGAAACCCCTGAAGCAGCGACTGTTCCTAGTGGATTTTTTAGATTTATTTTATAATCAATAAAATCAGCAATATAAATCGGTTCTTCTATTGTTGCTTGAAGATTTGTTGCAGTAGCTGTAATCAATACAGTCTTTTCTTCGTTGTTCTCGTCTTGGTATATAATAGAATCTTCGTATGAAGATAATGCTGAGAAGCCAGTGTTTACACCTACTATCGTCTTGCTGTGGATGGTGAGACTTCTTTTAGAATCAAGAAATTCAAAATTATTTCCTTGTGAAGTTAATCTGACTTCTTCTATTTCTCCGCTCGCTCCGATTCTAGAAACAAATCCAGTAGCACGAGTATGGGTTGATGTAGGAATTCTTGTTGGAGGATCTATATACTCAGGATACAGTTGATCTATATAGATTCTGTCACCAACATTATAACCTGTTCCCGAATCCTCGATAAAGATGGAATCAATTATACCAGAAGAAGTTTCTTGGACTTTGAGTTCTATTTGTCTGTTAGATTCATTTAGTGTGATTGATTCGCCGACTCTAAAGTTTTTGCCGAAATGTTTTATCTCTGTGTCGTCATTAGTCCTAAGTTCATAGCTGTCTGTGTATGAAGGGTCATTTATTTTTATAAATTCATTAGGTATAAAATTCCCACGAATAGAAAGTCTGTTTAAATAAATGTTATAGGTAAATGATCCTCTGTTCTGTAGTTCAATAACGTCTTCAACCACAGCGACCGCAAAAGAAGTCTGTCCTATAATCTCAAATCCTCTAAGACTAAGAGAATTCTTTTCAGTTTTGAGGATAGTTGTGCTTATATACTCGTTATCAGAAGGACCAAAAACATAATCTCTCGGAAATCGAAATTCAATTTCTTCGTTATATAATATTCTAAAAAGATATTTGTATGAATCTAGCGTGCCTTTAGAAGAATTGAAGTCTCTAATATTTTTGAGTATATCTTCATCAGACAATAAAGTATTTCTCGGAAATTTTGGTGCAAACTCTTTGTAGAAAGAATCAATAAAAAGATCGACCGTGTTATCTACATTTAGAAATTCTGTAGTTTTAGCTGCCGCCGCTAACGGATTAATTGTATAAGATAATATATTTGAATGTTTTAGAAAGTTGTTAATATTTTCTACAGTTTCTTTCGTGCGAAAATGCTGGGAAGTTCTCACTTCAACATACAGCATATTCTTGTCTAAATTTATACCCTTAACTAAACCTTCTGCAGAAGATTCTAATCCTATTATGGTGTCGTCTTTATCGAATTGAGATGCGTCTTCAACAATTACTTGCGAAAAATACATCCACTCATAATAAGCTTGAAGAAATGCAACAAATTTAGGAGAATCGTTTCTTACAAATTCTGGCACCTGTGAAGGCACCATTGATGATATTTGAGATTCTACAAACACTATGATTCCTGTCTATCTAATAATAGTTTACTATCATCAGTAACAGATACGTTTATGTCTGCTTCTAAGACAGTAATGATTTGATCCCTTAATGGTATTATATCATAACTTTCTGGAATAGCATATATCTCAATAGATCCATCCACATTAGATGCACCCGTAGGCATAAACGAAGTTATATCTACTGTTCCGGTAGATTTGTTATAAGTTCCTATTGTTTCATTAACAACAATTTCTTCTCCAGATTCATTTATGAAAGTAATATTTAGCTTTCCGTCTTCGCTTCGTATATAGCAATTATTATATGAGTTGAATCTAAACTGAGAGCTTGTAATAGTATTTTTGTATCCTTCGTTTGGTTGTTCCAGAGTATTGTTAAACTTTATGGTGAAGCTATTACTTTCTCCTAACTTTGGATAAATCAATTGCTTCATAACCACATCAGTCACGTTTCCGCTTATAGACGCATCAGCCTCGTCGATGGCATTCACTAACTTAGAATATCTAAAATATTCTTCATATTTCGAAACATTATCTTCAATGTATTTTTTTGTTGCGGAAGATACTGCAGCTTTAATTGATGACTCTGTATTTGTGGTTTGTGTTTTGTCGTATTTTATAGCTATGTTTAGCACCAGATATGTATAATTAGTGTCTAAAATTTCTAAAGAAGTTGTAGGTGGACTAAAAGATTTCATCATATCTTGTAGAAATTTTTTAGTGTTGGTCGAAAGAAACAGAGAATCTTTAGGTTGGATAGAAGCAAACACTGTTCCATATGAAGGAGGATCATTGTCTTCGCCACCCCAAACAGAAATTGATCTTATATTATCATATTGACTTTTGAGAATCGATTTAAAATCTTCTACAGTAATTGCTCTGTTTTGTGTCTGCGCAAATTTTGGTGCGTTAAACTTAATAGACTCTATGTCTTCTTCATCTGCCCCACCTCTTGCATAACTGCTTTCTGTTTGTAGCTGAATAGAAATGACGGGAGGATCTTCAATGGGAGAATAAGAAGCCTGTATGTTTGATAAATCATTCACAAGATCAAATTCTGAAATAGTGTTTCCCGCAGATCCTTGAGTGTTTAGATATTGCAAGTATACAAAAGAATCGTTTTCGATAGTTTTCCCGATAATTCCATTCCCGAAAGTTATATAATATCTTCCGTCGTTGTTTTGTGACAACCAGTAAGCTTTGTCTTCTGACGAGACAGCGACAGAATTTGTGGCGCTAAAATATTCGATGCCTTCTGAAATTGAAGCAGAAGGAGAAACAAATACTCTAAGCGTAGAAATATCGACATTGTCAGACAGAATAATAAACTTTTTCTTTATCGTAGAATCGTTATAATACGTATCTGTTTTTGGTGATCCTTGGTATATCTTTACATTTTCAAAGGTATATAAAGTTCCTGTTGGTGTCTTGAATGCAACATACTCATCTGTGTTTGTAAATTTGTAAACTGTTCCGTTAAACTCTGTTTCGAATGGAGTATAAGCAGGTAAGACTAAATCCGTAGAACTATCGTTTGCAGTTACTTCTATTTTTATATTAGCATAAGGCGCTGTTTTTGATTTGGGGAGATAATTCAATTCCTTTGCTTTGAGAAGAACATTATCTCTAAGTTGCGCTGTCTGTAAAAACATTTCGTTGGCAGTTATGTTAGAATAATAGCCGTTGTAAAAAGTGTTATAAGCCAATACGTCTAGAAAAACAGACATAGCTGAACCTTCGAAGTCATAGTCTTTGAATTCTTCTTGACCCTTTAGATAAACTTTTAGGTTTTCTTTGATGCCATCAAAGTCTAATTCTGTTATTCTTAGGTCTGCCATAAAATTTATTTATACTAATTCGTGATATAAAATTCTTCCTCTTGGAGATCTGTTGATGGTTTTATGCTATATTTTATAGAAACTGAGATAGAATTATTTTCTGGTAGTATTCTTACTGTTTCGACCTTTACTCTAGGCTCATAGTTTCTTATAAGAATCTTTACGTCTTCTTGTAATGTCAGAGCAAGAGCGGCATCGCTACTATTTTCAAATAATAATGCTCGAAGATTTATTCCTATTTCTGGTTGAAACAATCTTTCTCCTAAATTGGTTTGGATTAAATTTTTAAGAGATTGTTTTATCGACTGTAAATCTGTAAGTTTATATACATCTTTTGATTTAGGATTCTTCAAAAAAGATATATCAAAATCTGAGTATTTAGGCATTAGCTGCTGCTCCTGCAAAAACGTCCATTAGAGCAGCGTCAGGACCAAATTTTGCTATAGAGGTATTATTAGTTGTGATATTATTGCTATTGCTGTTGTTTACCATATTGTTTGTTGGGTTGGAAGCCATGACTGTAGGTGCTTGTGGTTGTAATTTTCTTGCCGCCATCTGTTCAGATTTATCCATGATTCCTTTTGTTTTACTTTCATTATGGACATACAATTCACCAGTCTTGAGTCTTTCGATACCTTCGCCAGCAAGAACTTTTGTTGTGCCTCCTCGAAGAAGTCCACCACCATGACTGTTCTTCTGGCTTGCGGCAATCTCTTTCATTGTTCTGCCGCCAATACCCAGACTCTGCTTACCTATTTCTATTATATCAAGTTTGCTCCACCACTCTTTGAAATTTTCAAACTTCTTTTTGAACGGTAAAATAATTGCGTTGTATAACGTATCTTTAAGACTGAAACGATCCCATCTTTTTTTCCATTCGTCTAATTTTTTATTAAATGGTTCCGTCACTTTCTTTTCCCATTCTTTTTTGAAACTAAAAGCTTTCCATCTTTTTTTCCATTCATCTAGTTTTTTCTTGAATGGTTTTGTTACTCTCGTTTCCCATTCTTTCGCAAAAGAGAATTTATCCCAAGCTTTTCTCATTTCTGTGTATTTGTCAGAAATATTTTTTGCAGTCTTCTTCACCTCTTTTTCATCTACAAATCCGTAATTTACTGCAGTCAAAAATCCCGATACAGTTTTCTCCACTCCAGCAGCTTCATCTGCTATCGTTCCATCTTTAGAGAATATAGCCCCTACTGTGTCCATCACACCTCCCAATTGATCAGACATACCAGCCCAAACTTTATCTAGCTTCTCACCCCAATCAACATTTTTTATAGACTCTCCTAAATCTTCATCAAACCATCCAACAACAGAACCTACTAACCAACCGCCTATATCAAGAATAGCTTCTGACAAACCCTTCCAGATTCCTTTAGCTGCACCTTTGATGAATGCCCAAGCCTTTTCACCGAAGGAAGCGTTCGCTAAATCAGGGTCATTTAGTGCTTCGAATCCTCCCATGAGACCATCCCAAACAGAAATCGCTACAGTTATAGGCCAAGCGAGTCTACCCATTAGTTTTCCGAACTTGAATCCAAGCTTCATAACTTTTTCGAAAGCACCAAATCCACTAAAAAAACTAGCGAATTTAGAAAGAATACCACCCTTTCCTCTAAAAAATTCTACAATTTTGCTGTTCTTTATTCTTTTAAAAAAATCTTTTATGTTGTCTCCCCATCGAGAAAATGTTTCACCTATTTTACCAAAAGACCCTTTTATCTCACGAAACTTCTTGGGAAGTTTTTTCTTAACCCAATCTTTAAAAACTGACAATACTCCGACTAAAAAAGACCCAACACCTGCTAACGCCAACCCAATTGCACCAATTATTCCAAAATCGAATAAGTCGTCCCACCAGTCATCTTCTTCTTCCTTTTGTTTCTTCTTTTTGAAAGATAGTGCTTTAAGTATATCTTCTAATAAAGTTATGTGGTTCTCTTGGTATGAAACTTTTGCACGATTTTCTTCTTCTTGTTTCTCAAAAAACATAGAAGTTTTATCGCCTTTACCCGAAGAAGGATTTTTTATCTTCTCTATATTTTTAATTAGCTTCTTACTAGATTCTAATAATTTTTTATTACCTAGCTTCGACACTTCTAGGTTTTTGATCATTGTAGTTTTTACTGCTTTTATGTTATCAGTAAAACCAGAAAACTCTTTTTGTAATCCTTCAAGGCTAGCAGACTGTTCCTGTAGCGTTTCTTTAGATTCTTTAGATGTTCTGAGTTGATCTTTGAAGACAATAGAGAGCTTATTGAATTCTTGTTTTATTTTAGCATCAGAAGCTTGTTGGTTTTGTTCTGCCATCTATAAGTCTATTTATTTATTTTTTCTCATCTCTTCTTCCATCTTCTGTAAATGTTGTTCAAGAAGATCAACATATATTTCTCTTTCCCAAGGAATCATATTTTCTATCTCAGAGATAGAAAACTTATTCTGCTTCAGGGCAAAGTTTAGAGACATATAATTATATACTGTCCCTATGTTCGATACCCCACTAATTACAAAAAATCAGATAACCCTTCCAATTCAATTTTTTCTTCTTCACCACATTTAGGGCATACATAAGTTTTTTCGTATCTCATCTTAGGAGCGTTCTGAAAAAATTCACCAACCTTTTCTAATTGCGGTTGTGAGAAGTTTTCTAAAAACTCAATCCACTTTTCTAAAGAAAAATCATTTTTCTTGTATATCGTTTCGCCTTCTGTAAAGTAAACAATATGACTGGCGATTAGAGTAAGAAGACTTGAGATCTCATCGTCAGATTCTTGGACGTGAGCAATTGTTTTCATGTTCGGTAAGTGTAAAGTAAGAGAGCCATCTTCGGTAAGAGAGATTTCTTGTGTTTCTTGTGCTTCTTTATTTGTAATAAAGATATCACCAAGATTTATTTCATGCGTCATCGTTCCTGAGCATTCTTCGCCTTTTGCATTTTTTCCTTCTGGGTGTTTAGAAGTTACTTCTATTTTACTGTCTACAGAAATTGCTCGTAAGAATAAAAAGATGTATTCTATTTCCGCTAGAGGCAGACTTTCTACATCCTCAAGAGCATTTTCAACATCACAGTTTTGTATAATTTGTTTGATTGCGAGATAAATTTGTTCTTGTTTTCCGTCATGTTGT